TTGTGCATATTTAAGTTGCCTATTTATTTCAGCAGACATTTTTTGATTTACACCAAGATTATTTTTTCCTAATGCTTTCTTTTGTTGGTGAATTTTAACTATTGAATTTTCTAAGTCTGCTTGGTTTTGTATAGAACCTACTAAAGATTTTACCAAAGATGTTTCACGAGCAACATTTTTATTTCTCTTATCAGAGGATGCGGCAAGTTTATCCATTTCTTTACCAATTGACTTGGTAAGAAATAGCACTTCTTTTAAATCTTCTTTATTGTAGTTATCGGCCATTTATAGATTATCCCGTGTATCGTTTTACATAGTTTGGAACTTTATGTCCATCTTTTTCTTGTTTCTTAACATATTTTCTTAAAGCATCTAATTCTTTATCTGCTTGATTAAGCGCATTTTTTAATGAAGGATTAGATAATAATGCTTTTTTCAATCTTTTTTTGAATAAGTTTTTTATCCAACTTTCTTTAAGATTATACTTTTTGTTAATTTCAGAAAAGTGTTTTTTGTCTTGTTCAGTAATTTTCATATTATCTCCTAATTATACTACTATAAATATAAGACAAAAAAAAAGTGAGGAACTATTTCCTCACTCTTACATTTGGTCCTTTTGCTTTAGATTGTTTTAAAGCTTTATCTTGCTCTTTCTTTTCTTTCTCTTTGGCATCTACTAATTGTTTATAGTAGAAGTTTCTGATATGAATAGGTAACCTATAAACCCCTTCTTGATTGAATCCATTACCATAGTAACATAATTCAAAAATTTGTTTATGAAGTATAGTGGAGTAGTTAATCGGTAGGCCAAAAAAACCCTACACCCATAGGAATTGGGCGTGACTCCTTTTCTCCTGATTCTTCGTTATAATAATCGTACTCCATTACTACATCAGGTTGTAGAGATTGAAGTTCTTTTCTAAATGCTCTTGTATCTTTTGTTAAGAATTTATTATTAATAAAATCAGTAATTGATTTTACATCATCTTTACCATCAACCGACAAAATCATATGTCTATATCTTGTTGTTATCTCTGCTGATACACCACCTTTATTTAATCTATCTAAAGCTCTGATGTCTGCTTCTACTTTCTTTTCATCACCATGTGATAAAAATTTATATTCAATAACAACACCAGTAGAAGTGGTAAATTGATATTTATTTTCTTGATTAAGTTTTTCAAAACTAACTTCTTTTGTTTGAATTTTAGAAAGGTCAACTGTAATTGATTCTTTTTCTCCCAATCCATCTTCGGTTTCGATAACATAATCTTTACCATAACCTAAAATACGAGTCGCTAACATTATAGCATTTTTATCCCCTATAAGAATGTCATCTACATTCACACCCTTATCTACTATAATCGACTCAAATAACTTGTCAAGAACCACCCCCTTTCGTATCAGATTCTGCGATGCAAGAATTTCTTCTTCTTTTGCAGTCATATATTTAATTTCTACTTGTCCTTTTGAGAGGGGATTACTCTCAGGATAACATTTACCTTGTGATGGGAGTGATATCACTTCGGTAGGAAAATCGTAATTTGCCATAAACTTTAATTTTAATTGTTTTATATAAATATATACTTTTTAAAAAGTTGGAATATAGGCATAAAAAAAGTTCTCACTAAGAGAACTTTTTTCTTCAGAAATATTATTAGTATTAGAATTCTAGTATTGCGTAGTCATAAGCTAATGTTAAACTTATATCTGCTGGGTCAGTAGCATTTGCCCAATCAACATCATTAAAGTTAGCTGACTGAATGAAAGCTCCTTTTAATGTCCATTGTTCAATTTTATCACCAACTGGCCCTAACATATAACATTGGATATCTTTCTTATAGAAATCTGCATATCCATCTCTACCTGTTAAGGATTCGTGTGATGTTCTTACCCATTCCATTACTGCTTGTGCTCCACTTGGAACGATTGGGTCATATAATGTAATTTCAACATTTTCCCAACTTGCCTTACCTTTAAGTTTTCTCTTAACATTGATGTGGTCAAGAGTTACTTCTTCAAAAGATACTGTTGGTCTGTTAGCTGTTTTGATAAGATATGAAGGGATACCATCGATTTCCATGATGAATCTATTCTTCATCTTCGGTTCGAAGTTGGTATAAAACATATCGTTAAATTCTAATACTTCTGCCATTTTTTTTTCTCCTATTATATACTAATAAATATATCCTTTTTATTTTTTTATATTATGCATTAAATGCTGCTCCTGTCGGTAAGATGTTGAAATCAACTACGATGAATTCAGCAGTCTTAGTAGGTTGTAAGTAAATAGCACCTGCCAAGATATTTCTATCTATAACATCTGGTGTGTTATTACTTTCATCCATTACAACACGGAATGCGTATAAACCTTGTCTTTGTTGTATCGCTTCTAAGTAAGGATTTACTGTATTCAAGAACTTACCTCTTGTTTGAGCCGTATTTTGTTCAAATACTAAGTATCTTGAAGTAGATGCGATAAATTTCTTAACTTTAATTAACAATCTTCTAACATTAATTCTATCAAGTGCCGAAGCCTTATCTTGAAGTGTCTTTTGACCGAATGCTACAATACCTTCTCCAGGGAATTGAGCGATTGGGTTAATTTTACCTTCATATAGAGTATCTCTTTCAGCGTGTGTTAATCTGTTTAATACACTAACTGCCCCTACAATACCACCTCTATTTAATCCAGCTGGTGCAAACCATTCAGCAGCAACTGCATCGTTTGAAGCATATATCCCTGGCATCAATACCGATGGTGGGATTGTTGTAAGTTTGTTAGTTCTACTATCAATTGTTTTAACCCATGGGTAATAAGTACCTACATAGTTTGAATCAACTGCCTCACCTTGAGTTACTGCCTGGTCGATAGTATCGTTACCATCAGTTACATCACCGATGAAGAATGCATCTTCTCTTGCCTCTACCATATCAGTTACTTTATCAAACACATAAGAGTGTAATCTTCTTACAACACCTGGTGCTGATACTAAGTTGATATCGAAATCATCTGGGTTAGATACTGCGTTGATTGCTTTTACATAAGCTACTGAACCACTCGCAGTTGAAGTTGATAAATCAAATCCTTGTGAGTTTCCTGCTCCCCAATCTGAATCACCATACTTTGCGTGTTTTACAGATGGACTAATTCCATCAAATCCATCTTGGAAACCAACGATAAATTGTCTTTTATTTACATCAGTTGATGCTGAACCTGTTAGTTCGTATCCAAAGTTTTTAGTTGATACATTACCACTTACAATTGCCGTAAATGCCGCATCAAATGCAAATGCTGTATTTGCACCTTGAGTAGCAGATGATGGAATTGGTGATAAGTAATGAGAGTTATCAATCTTAACAACCGCAGTTTCTAAATCAATACCACTAAACTTAGTTGAGTTTGATGATGTATTGTCACCTGAACCTGTTGAGAAGATAACTGCTGGTACGATATTTTCTGGAGAACTTAATCCCGCAATACCATGTGCAGTACCAACGAAAATTGGATTGTAATACTTATCGTGTGCGAATGGGCCTGCTGTGATTGGGAATGAACCCTCTGCAGAACATTCTACTCTAATGTATTTTGAATAGTTTCTATAATCACCATTCATTGTTTGTTTACCATTTGAATCAATAGTAACATTCATATCACCAATTACTTTCTTGATGTAATTTGGTGAAGCTGGGTCTAAATTAACATTATTCCAAGTTTCAAGAACTACTGGTCTTTTGTCTGTATCAGAGTATCCTCTAACTGCTAATGAAAATACTGAATAATCAGTAGCATTTGATGAACCTGCTGGTTTTACATTAAAGATAGCAATTTTATATTCCTTATTGTAATTTGTACCATCACCTAAAGTATGAATCTTAAATAAGTTATGTCTTTCACCTGAAATCAATTGTGATTGTATCCAAGGAGTGGAAGCGTGTTGACAATCGTTTGTGAAAGCTTGATTTGCTAATGTTACTTGTCTTACAGTAGCACCACCTGTTAAATCATCAGTTTGGTCAGTTGCAGCCTTTTCAAAATATTTGTAAAGGTAAGCTCCTTTTGGACCTCTTGCTGATTCACCAAATACATCTGATAAATCATTTGCTGCTGATGGTAATATCGATGATGATATTGCTTGATTATAGTTACTATCTGAACCACTTATTGTGATTGAGAATGCTGATGCTGATGCTTGTGCATCAATAGAAGCGGTTACACCGGTATCACTACCCCATAAATGTGTAGTGTGTAAAGAACCTACTAATTTAAGTCCAGCTGAACCAGTTACTGCAACTGCCTCAGGACCTACTTCAGTATATCCACCAATATGACCTACACGAACAATAGTTACTGTTCCTGCTTCTCTTAAATAATTTTGTACGGTATATCCTGAATAGTAATCTCCATTAGGTGTACCGAATATTTCTTCAAATTCTGATTGTGTATTGACAATGGTTGGAACGAAAGCAGGCCCTTTATGGAAAGGTCCAATGATAGCTGCTCCTATTTCTCCAACTCCTTGAGCAACGAAAGAAAGGTCATTTTCTCTCGTAAATACACCAGGTGATACAATTTTTTCTGCCATTTTATTTACTCCTTGTTATTTTTTTTGTATAATAATACTCTTATATAAGTATTAATAACTTTTTCCAAAGATTATTTTTTAGTATCTTCGGATGTAGTTTCTTGTTTTTGAGATGGTGTAAACTCACCTGAATTAGGGTCATAGTTACCATCTCCGTATTTTTCATTCAATCCTTTAAACAAATCTTGTTCTTGTTTTACAAGATTTTGATGTTGTTCAATTAATTGTTTTTCAGTATTTTCAACTTCATCAATTCTTCTTTTCTTTTCAATTTGTAATTGACCAAGTTGTACGAAAATACTACCAACATCTTGTCTAAGTTGATTAATTTGTGAAACTTCTTCTTCTGTAAACTTTATTGTTTCTGCCATTTTGATATATTTTAGTTAAACTTTCGTTAATATATATAAATATATGATTTTTTTGAAAACATAAAATTATGCCGGCCATGCAGTTACTGTAAAGGATGAATTACTACCACCAACAGTTTGATAGGCTGACCTCAAACCAGATTGTATATTTCTAACTCTTGCATAATAAGTACCAGCTGAAAGTACACCTGATAATTGAATCGATGTAGCATCCCAGTTTGTTTCATCAATAACTGGTGATGAAAAGTCGGAGTTATTATCTACTTGTACATCATAACCTGTAATACCACCTGTTGAGTCAGTATCAGCAGTACCCCCACTCCATGATAAATTTGGATGTGAGTACGAAACACTTGTTGGTGCAGTTGGCCCATCAAAGTCAGTATGTGAATTACCACCTTTGTTGTGTGTTATGAATCCATTTGCTAAATATGTGTCTGTATTCGTTACATCTATTGATACGATTTCTATATCTTCATCTATTATTTCTATATTTTCAATTGAAACTTCTTCATTTGATTTTACAAGAATATCACCTTCATTTAATAAGTGAGTTCTTTTAAATCTATAAGTTCCATTTTCTAAAACTAAAAATGGATGTTCTGATGTTGCTTTAACTTCTCCATTATTGATATTGTAATATCTACTTGCAAATGAAAATACAACATTCGAAACTTCTACTTCTTTTTCTTCTGCATTTAATTCAGAAGTATTCCATTCCATATAATTAGAATCATCATGTGAATCTAAACCATTTAGAGAATATCCTTTTAATTTCATTCCTTCTTCAACATCACCAATTTCTATGATATCACCATTTGGTAATTCTATTGGAGTATCAACTGTCAAACATAATGCAGTTGAGTTACCATCATAAGAATCTACTGAATAAACTGTTTTATCTTTATTTACATTATATCCATCTGATGAACCAATGTGGTCATTATATCCATCTGCAAAATTACCTCTAATTGTGTGTGTAATTATACTTTGTAATATTGTTTGTGTTGCTGCATTAGTCATTGAACCAACATCAAAAGTTGCAGACAAACCACTATTTGTATTTAATGAAATTTTACTACCAACTGGTACTGACCATGTAACATTACCACTATAAGAACCATTCTTTGATGCAAAGTTTGTTCCTCCACCTGTTGTTCCTATTGTATATGTTTCGGTTGTACTTTCTACTGCGTATGTGAATCCACTTATAGAATCTATTGAATCAACTGCAAATGTTGATAAACCAATATTATCACCTGCTGATGGTGAACCTTTGATTGTACCTAATGATACATTATCATTTTGTGTTACACCATTTGCACCTGCTAAATTATTTAAACTGAGTGTATCTCCTGAACTTAGTGTTGGCATATATTTCTCCTATATATTATAAATATTAAGTAAATCGTTAATCCACTTATCTTTATTAGTATAATTATTAACCATATAGTCTTTTAATAAATTAAACCATTTATTTTTTTCAGAATAAGGAGTTTCGATTAACCTACTATAAATATGTATAAATTCTTTTTTAGATGAAACTCTATATGGGTACTCAAAATCTTTACACCAAGTTGAATGTAAGATAGGTAATTTACCATAATCTATTGCTTCAAATATTCCATAACCAAATGGTTCTGATGTAAATGCTGAATGAGATATTCCCCAATCCATTCTATAAAACTTATCTTTTACTTCTTTTTTAAAATGATATATTTTATGTTTAGAAGTATCCATTTTTGTTCCTTGTTTCCAAATAATATTGAATTCTTGTGAATTAGTTAATAAGTAAGATTTTAGTCCATCTAAATAATGTGGATTTTTTCTTCCCTCACATCTTGAAGCAAATCCAAGTGTGTTTGATTCTGATAAAGGTAAGTTATGTTTAAATTCATAAAAGTTTGGTATATTTGTATTTTTAAACAATATATCATATACACCAACCCATATAGAATGTTTTGCCCATTCGTTTATTTGTTTTTCCCAACTTGAATCTAAATAAGGATGCCATGCAAGTGACGCATCTGTTCCAATTTGTGATTTTAAAATATGGTCTACTGAATTATGTAATATATTAGAATGTATCTTATGTTTATTATCTTCAAGAATTTTCATTGGTGTATAATGACCATGTAATATATTTATTCTTCTTGCATTCTTACAAAGGTTTTCTGCAAAATCAACATCATCACCATGCCAATGAGCTTCTATCGGAAATTTATAATCTCCATATTCTTTTGGTTTTGTTCTATGAATTAAAAGGATTGGTTTTACATCTAATTTAGGTGCAACTAATTCCATCCATAGATTTACCCATGTATCAGTACCAGCATTAACCCAAGGGCCTCCACCAGTTGTATAATAAACATCATACATATTTTATTTTTTTACGATTATCACACCAGCAAAATTACCATTGAAAGTAACAGTTACTTGATTTGCTGAGTTTGTTGTTACCGAATCAGGTAATTCTTGTTTTGAAGTTCCAGTATGCCAACATTGTACTATTGGATATTGTTCGTTTAGATTGTGAGTTACTGCATAAGATGTAGCTCCACTTACAGTTTCTTTATGTGTTGTTTTTGTAAATGATAAAGTACCACTACCATCTGTTGATAAAACTTCATTTGCATTACCATCTGATGTTGGGAATTTATATGCATCATTAAAATGAATGTTTCCACTACTATCTATTTTGAATTTATTACCAGAAAATGGTCTTTCATTATGTTGAATTACAAAATTACCAGCACCATCATTTTTTAATTGAGTATCAGGTTCTCCTGGAGTCCATGCATACCATTGAATTGTACCTGGTGAAATTGCACTTCCTGTTGGCCAAAATATTATATTAGGATTATCACCTTGAAAACGAGCAGTACCAAGTATCTCAAGTGCAAATCCTGACATTATACTATTTGGAGGTCCAATTTCAATACCAGACTCTATTATTGCTACATTACCAGTTTGATTATTATCAAATCCCATTCTGATTTGATAGTCTCCATTCATTTTTATAAAACCTCTTGTATTTTTTTGTTTAATGAATTGGTTTATAATTAAATCACCTGATGAACTTATATGACTATTGAAATTTGCAGTACCAGCTTCAGACATATCTAATGTTAAAGCATCTATGGTTGAACCACCATCTTGTCCTCTAAATACGATATCTTTATTGTTGGTTTCAGATTTTATAAT